GCTGTCGAGAAAAAGATTGTGGTTGGGTCCATGAAGAAGTACGGTGAAGTGGATGAAGAGTTTGCCACCAATCTCGTAACGTGGGCTGAGGTCATTCGTAAGACTTTCTATGATGGTGGTGTTGATGAGATTATTTCAACTCGCCGGTTAGACCACATTGTGAAAGCCTTCACTATCTTCAAAGACAAGATGACCGCTATCGAAATGTGTGTCGCTCGGTTTGATGAAGATACCAAAGAGTCTTTCATTGACCTCTACACCAAGGTTGATGCTGGTGTGATGACCAGTAATGATGAAGAGGCTTATTCAGAGGATGGTGTTCCAAATGATTTTGATGGTGCCATCTAATCGTTATATATACTACACAAGGCAATTCGTAAGTCCTTGGAAGGGAGTTTCAGTTGGTTCTCCGTAAAAACCAACTACTTTAACGTATCGCCTTATTGGGATACAAACACAGTCTTGCTTAGTAAAGGAGATTTAAAATGGTAAGCAACACATTAACACTACTCGACAATTTTAACAAACTAACACCCTATGCAGTTGGGTTTGATCGTGTATTCGACAACCTCAATCGTTATGTGGACAATAACATGAGTTCCACAGGGTTTCCGCCTTACAACATTCGGAAGGAAGGTGATTATAACTATGTCATTGAAATGGCGCTGGCGGGTTTCGGTAAAGATGATATCGAAGTAGAGGTTGCCGAAAATACTCTTTCGGTTCGGTCAGATGGAAAGAAAGACTCAGATGACTCGGTATATCGAGGCATCTCTTTCAGACGGTTTGACCGCAAGTTCACACTGGCTGATGATATCATCGTCACTGGTGCTTCTCTGGAGAACGGTATGCTCACAGTTGATTTAGAACGTGTGGTGCCAGAAGAGAAGAAGCCTCGACTTATTGAGGTAAAATGATTGGGAAGGGGGATTGACAAAATCCCCCTTTTCCTTTATTATGGTATTAATTATGAAAGGTATATTTGAATGATTGAAATGGAGACACATATTAAACCAGCCGTCACCCTTGGAAAAGTTGTTTTTGGTCAAGAGGTGGTTGATGAGTTAATCGAAGAAGTAGAAACATTAAGAAATGTTGGTGATAATGCTGGTGATAAACTAGTTGGTCAACTCCATAACGATGAAAAATCAAAACAAGTATCTTTAGATTTTGAAACTGATGTTGGTAAGAAGTGGAAGAAACTTATGGACGGCATCGGCGACAAGTATCTTACTGATATGGTCGGCCGCCTTGCTAAATCTGAATGTTTTGAAGCATGGACAAATCACGCATATGCTGGAGATTATAATCCATTTCACACGCATGGTTGCCGCACCTATGCTGGTCTTTCAGCATTTATGTGGTTGAAGAATCCAAAATCTATTGAAGATGCATGGGATGAATGGGTATCTGAATTACCAGAGGGCGCTCCTAAAATTCCAAATTTAAATAACGCAAGTGGTGTTATTGATGGTTGGACTCAATGTGTGTGGAGCACAACCACTAATCAAGATACGATGGCACTACACCCGCCTGGACAAGAATGGTTTAAACCCACAATTGGACATTTATGGATTTTTCCAAACTGGTTACATCACCAAGTATATCCATTTTTTGGTGAGGGTGAAAGATTGTCAATTGCAATGAATTGGAATGTTCATGACTCTGATGAGCAGTTGTTGCTTGGTAAGAGTGAAGAACAGAAACAAGAATTCTATGCGTTCCAAGAAGAACGTAAGAAAGAGAAAGAAATCTTAGACAAAGCAAAAGAGGATGGGTTTTGGGAAAAGTAAATTACAAATACAACGAAGGCAAAACTCTTGCTGAGTTGAAAGAGTATATCGACTCCACCTATGATGAACATTATAGTAAGAACAAGTTTCAAGCCACAGAGTTCATCATTGATGGTGGCCATGGTGAAGGTTTCTGTATCGGGAATATATTGAAGTATGCTCAACGGTATGGAAAGAAAGATGGAAAGAACAGAAGGGACTTGTTAAAAGTAATTCACTATGGTATTATAGCATTGTACATTAATGAAATGGAAGAGAGTGAAAATGAAACTAAGTGATAATACAATTTCTGTGTTGAAGAATTATTCCACAATCAATCAAAACCTGATGATTAATATGGGTTCAACACTTTCCACAATGTCTGCTATGAAGAATATTGTGGCAAAAGCTACAGTTGAAGAAACATTTGAGAAAGATGTTGCTATCTATGACTTGAATGAGTTTCTTGCTTGTATGTCTCTATTTCAAAATCTAGATTTAGATTTCCAAGATGATTTTGTCATTATGAAAGGTGAGTCAAATAACTCATTAAAGTATTGGTATTCTGATCCTAGTGTTGTAACTACGGTATCTAAAGCTATTGAAATGCCAGAGTGCGAGGTAAACTTTAGTCTATCAAGTGAACAACTATCTAATATCACCAAGGCAGCTGCAACAATCGGTGCGCCTGATATGGTACTGGAAAGAGGTGATCTTAGGGTTACTGATAAGAAAAATGATACTGCTAACTCATACAGTATGAATTTATTTGAGGATACTGGTGTTGATCATAAGTTTTGGTTCAAGGTTGAGAATCTAAAACTAATGTCTGGAACATATGATGTTAATGTATCTTCTAACAAGATTAGTAACTTTAAAAATACAAATGCTGATATAGAATATTTTATTGCTCTTGAACCAGAATCATATTACGGTTGAGGTAAGGAATGGAAGATTTCTTATGGGTAGAAAAGTATCGTCCTAAAACTATTGGTGATTGTGTGTTGCCAGATGCGTTGAAACAAACGCTATCAGAGTTTATATCTAAAGGTGATATACCAAATCTAATTCTGTCTGGTGGGCCTGGCGTTGGTAAAACGACTGCTGCTAAGGCCATGTTAGATGAACTTGGTTTGACATACATGTTCATTAATGGTTCTGAAGAGTCTGGTATTGATGTTCTTAGAACTAAGATTAAGAACTTTGCCTCCACTGTGTCTTTACATGGTGGTCGCAAATATCTTATTCTGGATGAGGCAGATTATCTAAATCCACAATCAACTCAGCCTGCATTGCGTGGCTTCATTGAAGAGTTCCACAAAAATTGTGGTTTCATTCTGACCTGTAACTACAAGAATCGTTTGATACCACCACTACACTCTCGTTGCAGTGTGGTGGATTTTACAATTCAAAAGTCAGAGAAAAAAGAATTGGCTGAACAATTCTTTCAAAGGGTTATGAATATTCTCGTAGTAGAGGAAATCAAATTTGAACCAAAGGCAGTTGCAGAAGTTATCAATAAGTTCTTTCCAGATTGGAGGCGAGTGATAAACGAACTCCAAAGATACTCTGTGTCTGGTAGAATTGACGCTGGAATACTGGTTGATATTTCAGAGGTAAATATAAAAGAACTTATGCATTCTATGAAACAAAAGGAGTTCACTAATGTTCGCAAATGGATTGTCAATAATATCGACAATGATCCTACTCGTTTATTTCGGCGCCTTTACGACAACCTGTATGATTATATGGATGGTTCTAGTATTCCCCATATTGTCGTTATTCTGGGTGAGTACCAATATAAAGCGGCTTTTGTCGCAGACCAAGAAATCAACATGCTTGCCTGCCTAACAGAAATTATGGCTAGAGGTAAATTTAAATGACTGAATATGAAATGCAACTACCGGCTGGAACCGCTGTCCAGTTGAAAGGTGTTGAACTTAGCATGGAAGAATTTCATCTTGCATATTTGTTTGACAAGTTAAGAAAGGACTTTGGTTTTCTAGAGAGTGCAAAAAACCAAATGCCTGTTGATGGTGACGGGGAAGTTATGCCCATGTATACCTATCCTTGCCATGAATATCTAAACTCTATAGATTGGAACGGTGCAGATGTGTTTGAATATGGCACTGGATTTTCTACAGTGTGGTGGAAAAATAAAGGTGCAAATGTTCATGGTGTAGAACATAACAAACAATGGTATGAAAAGGTTGATGGTAAGAAGCTAGGACATATTATACTTTGCAATGATGTAGACCAGTATCCTAATGCTGTCAATGGTTTTCAGAATAAGAAGTTTGATGTGGTTGTTATAGATGGACTTGTGAGATATGAGTGTGTGGAGCCAGCAGTATCAAGTTTAAAGCAGGGTGGTATAATCATATTTGATAACTCTGACTGGCATAGGAATACAAAGGAATTATTAGATACAAAAGATTTAATTCCTATTCATTTTCATGGTTTCAAACCTACACATGTAGACAGTCAAACCACTTCTGTCTATATGCACAAAGAGTTCTCAAGAAAAGCTAGGAGTATTATTCCTATGGGTGGGACAGAACGAGCACCACACATGACAGATAAACCTAAAGATTATCAACCAAAAGTCGGTGAGGTCATGCAAGGTAGACCAGAAGAATTAGAATATAAACAATAATTTCCCTTGACAACCGCATTCTTATGTTTTATAAATATATAGAGTTATTTGTATCATATGGAGAAAGCGGTTGTCACTTATAAAATACATCCATCAAGTAAAGCCGAGAGATGAATCCCATGTCAACCATGCGGATAGGATTCAAGACTTATTCATCACTGAAACAATTGGCCAAGCAGGATTAGATTATGAACTAAAAGTTTATAATGCTATGAAAGATGCAAAAATTTCAGGCTTAAATGCGGGAGATAAACCAGGCGCTGGATTTTCTAATGTCGGTGCTGGTGATATTGAAGGTTCATATAATGGAAAACCATTTAACGTAGAAATTAAAGCTAGTCCTAATGATCAAATGGGTGGTGGTTCATTTAGATATGATATGGCAACGGGTATATTCACTCCCGCAAAGGAGTTAGACCCAGAAGATTTAGAACTTCTGCTTTCTGCTGCAAAAGAAAAAATCTCAGATATCAACAATTATATTAAAGCTGCAAGAAAAATTGACCCAACAGATTATCACAGAAATATTGCGGGAATACCTTTGAAAATATCAGTTGAGGGTAGAGCAAAACTTAAAAAAGATGGTCTTCTTGCCAAGATAAACAAAAATGTAAAAACCAGTACAAATTTTATTATTAGACATTATAACAAAAAAGGTGTATACTATATTAATGTTGGTAGGGCTGGTTTGTTTTACATGGGTAAGAATCCTCTAAGATTAGATGTTCCAGAATTAAAGGGTGAAATTCAAGTTGAAATGAGACTTGGATTTGGTGGAGGCAAACTAAAATTTCCTACATCTCCAGAGCCAACTGATGCTCGTTCAGCAGGACTTAGACTGCAAGGTAGACTAAGAACAAAAGGAAAATCAAAATATAGCCT